CGCATCATATGCGGATGATATTATACTTATCGACCTCACCGACCTCAATGCCGCGCTGGGGCGTGAGGTGACAGTAGGGGAGATGAATTCCTATATGGCGCAGTTTGACAATAATTGGTTTAACGGTTCGGTTGTTATCTCGGTTTAACAAGGAGTTTATTATGGCAACATTAACGGTCGAATACGATAAAACAATCTCCGCTGACGTTAATCTTCTTGGTATGCAAGGAGAGGAAGGGCTAACGGTTACAGTAAATTTAGACGACGACTTAAAAACATATATTAATGGTAAACTTGCATACGTTTCTTTTTTAACCGCAGATGGTCAAGTGATTGAAAAGGGATATTATAATGGAAGTAGCGGATCGTTTACTTTCGACATAGAACTGACAGATGGAATTCTGATTACAGACGGAAAGATTTATGTTCAACTTGTTGTTCGCGATTTAGAAGAACCGCACACTACCGAGGTATGGAAATCTAAGGCGCACGAAATGACGGTTGGAAAGTCGCTCTACTACATTCCTGTTGACGTTGTTGATCCTACGCCCATTCCCGAACATGACGCGACCATTCTTTATGGGATGATTGGAACGCAACTTTATTCCGAAGAAAATTATGTAACAAGCGAAGAATCTGCTACCGCGTCCATTGACGCGCTCGATGTTGCGCTTAAGGATGTCTCTGATAATGTTGGCGATTTAACGTATACCGAAGAAAATTATGTCACGGACAGCGACCCGCTCACCACGTCTATTGACGATTTGGACATGGCACTTAAGGATCATTCGGACTTATCGGTTTTGACGGGCACCGTTCACGGCGTTGCGATAACGACAGGATCAGGAAATCTGACACCAACAGCGTCAAGCGGAACGATCACTACAGCATCTGCGACATATAGTTATTATCGGATTGGAAAAATATTGGTCTATCAAATCGCGTGCACCATCACGACGAAGGGCACGGGCGACGGGCTTTTAATCTTGGCGGGACTTCCCATCCAATATCCGGTTCGCACATCGGGCGACGGGTATAATGAAAACGGCGGGTCAATGATTCGCGGGTATTCGTCGGGTAATGCGGTCGTAGTAACGAAATATGATTCATCGACGGTGATTGCAAATTCAACGATAGTTCATGTTACGATGGTCGGGCTTACGGCATAATAAATAATGCGCAAAGGAGAATGTCAGTTATGGCGATGGCAAACGAAATCAACAAAGTATGCGAAGAGCGCTTTGAACGGCTTCAACATTGGCAAGATCAGATAGAGATTAGATTGAAGGAAGGTAGCATCAAAATGGAGAATCAAGGAATGGCAATCACGCAACTGTCTACAGATATGCAATATCTCGTAAAACAGATGGCATCCTTAACGAAGGCTTTGTGGGGGGCGGCAGGGTCGGTTGGGATGATTGGCGTTGGATTTATTGTGTGGTTTATACAGACGCATTAAAGCGATACACAATAAAAACAAGGCAATGGGAGGACAATAAAAATGACCGTGCGAGAATTGCTTTCGCTTATTCAAGACTTATATCGCGATGCGACAAGCGACACCGAAAAAATAAAATTTATGAACGTCGGACAGAAAACACTTTCTGAAATCTTCGACGTTGTTGTCGTAGACGAAAGCCTTTCTACTGTTGCATATGTTGATGAATATAGTTTTCCGGATGGAATTACTGATATATCTCAAATTGAATTGTTTGAAGTTGGCTCAAACGTGCCGGAGACAACGCGGATCGTTGCTCAAACAGACATGGCAGTCGGGGCGTATACGGTTGCCGATAGCCCGGCTTCTCCGAGTCGTGTGTCTATAACACATACATCTTCCGGGACAACGGATACACTCGGGACAATAACGATTGTTGGAACAATATCGGACGAAGATGTTACCGAAACATTAACGCCAATAGCAGATAGCACCATATATGGTGATAGATATTACGATACGATTACATCTGTCACGAGTGCAGGATGGGTTATTGATGCCGTTGAGGGCGAAGCGGACTTGATTTCCGTAGGTGTTCGGCTTGGACGATATGAATACACGTCATATTCTATTGGATATAAGAATGATCGTCCGATGTCGGAATGTTGTATTTATCAGGGATACTCGTCTACGGGCGCAAAGTCTTTGATAATGAATCCTGCTCCGGTTGCATCCGGCGTTCCAATTTCTATTCGATATCGGAGATTGCTACAAGACTTGTCCATCTCTGACTTAGATTTTGAGCCGGAATTTGATGCGAAATATCACGAGTATCTTGCATATTACGCATGTTATGAAATGTGTGCAAGGGGATCTTCGCCGGACGCTGGACAATCCAACCGATTTGCAGGTGAAGCAGAAGAAATATTGCGCAATTTGCGTAGGCAGAAAATGAGACAAGAGATTATCGCACCGAACAAGCGGAAAGAAAACCCGCAATGGCTTAGAGAATAAAGAAGGAATTTGTTGATGTATAAATATCGTCGAGGAATAACGAATCAGGTAGGGAAAGTTATGACACGCCCGACAGCAGGGCTTAATAGTTATATGCCGCCTTCGGTGATTGACGATTCCATGCAATCAGACATGCTTGACGTGTCATTGTATCGAGATGATTGTATTGCCTTTAACACAAAATCTGCGTTGGATGCCATCGGGTCGGAAGTCGAAGATATGGTTGGTAAGATTGAGCAATGTATTCATTCCGATGAATCTACTGCAAGCATTGATGTTTTTTATTTAATGTGTTCGACGGCGACAACATGGAGCATCCTTCGTTGTCAGTATACATATGCGACAGAAACCGTTTTGATTACAGACTATACCATGCAGTTTGCCTATGAGCCTAGAAGCGATATTCGCATTTACGAAAATTCTTCCGCGGTTTTTAAGACGGAACAGGAAACGTTTTATGTTTTTTCCGTTGCGTGGGACATGAGGATACACTATGTTAAAGCGTCGGAAGATGGCTATGCATATGGGTATATTGATGTTCCGGCGCGTCCGCGCAAGATGGTTCCATACGCAAACCGAATTTTTTACATAGACACCAACAATAAAATATGGTGGTGCCGGGGAGGAGATTTGTTCTCGTGGTATTCAATGGAGTATGATGCAGATGCCATTGTTACTACGCGAAATTGCGGAAACGAATCATTCACGATTGCCGCACAGCCGAATACAACACGACAGATAACGGCTACCGTTACAAAAACGGACACGCTCGATACGCTAGGCATTGTAACCGTAGTCGGAAAAAACGGATTGGGGGCGGCGCAAACAGAAATACTAACTCTTGCCGAAGGCATGGTTCAGTCCTCCAAGGCGTTTCAGTCGATTGACTCTATCACGCAATCCGGATGGACACAAGGCGGCGCAACGCCGGACACAATCACGATTGGAACCGCACCAACGGGCATGGGGTATGTGGTTGATGATGCGGGATTCTGGACAATAGAAGATGAAGTAGCATTGCTTGATATTTCTAAGATTGGTGGCGACCTTTTCATCTTTACGCACCATAATATTTATGTGTTTCGCGGGCATAGTCCGGATTCATTTCAATTGACGCTTGTCATAGCAGACGTTGGGATCGATACATTTACGCATCCGTATGGATTCAGTAAAATTACAACGGCGCACAATATGGCGTTCTTTCTTTATGACGATAAGGTGTATTCCTTTGACGGGAATTCACACCCGCGCATTATTTCGCGACCGATAATTATCAACAATCAGTCAAGCAATGGGGTGTTGGGTGGAATTTCCTTTACGGGCGAAGAATGGTCGCTTGTCGCGATCGCAGATCATCTTTATCTTTATGACCGAACAATGGAAAATCGATTTATCTATGAATATCATTATGAAACGCGGACATGGTGGAAGCGTTCAGGGTTTTCTGCCGCCGATATCGGCGCGGGAACGAATGACTTTTTTGCTCAATATGTTCCTTCGTATGATCGCAAAAGAGTGATCCTGTTTGGGTCAATCATGTCTACGCCAAGAGCCTTTGTTTTTTCTTATGACATGGGATGCCTAGATACAAACGTTTTGCCGTATATTGTAAGCAAGGCATATAATACTAATCCTTCTGAATCGGGAACCGTAACCGAGGTATTGCTTTATATCGAAGGAACAAAAGATGCGCAGGCAGAAATAAACATATCGTATAGTTTATCTGCAAACGCAGACGATTTTATTGCGCTTGAACCCTCTGGTGGATATGTCTTTAATGGCGACGGCGAAATCATTACGGTATACCTTCCGACATTTGCGATATCGCGCGCACATCATTATCGCATTAAGATAGAAATTAAAAGCGCGAACGATGCATATCCTGTTTATCTTTATAACATTGAACGAAGGTTCCGACTTACAGGAAAATCGAGGTAGCGATAAATGGGGAAATTTAGCGCCGCAAAATCATTTGATGCAACGGACAAGCGGCTTCAAACTGCCGTTAATTATTTAATAGAACTAATTGAAACAGGGTATGTTGCCGAAGGTTTAGTTGGGGAACATCGCGTGCGCGTTGATGTTAATAGCCAACAGGGATTGGCTATGACTGTAGACGGAGAACAAGTGATTAGCCTTAATCCGCTCACGGGATTGCTTGAACTTATTGGAGGTATTGAAGTTCGCTGTGATGCCCTTAACGCATTGGCGGTTATGAACGCAGGAAAAATAGGGTTTTACGATCTGACTTCGGATGACTTTATCGGCGGGCTTACTAATGTTGGTGGTGATGTCGGATTGATTGCGAAAGTGCTAACCAATAGTGATAGTCCTGATTTTTATGCAACTGTTGGCGACGTTTCTGTTTCCGGCATAGAATATCATGGTATGCTCGGATATCTAACAAGCGATGAAGAAGAACCCGAAATGCCAGTATTCTCATTGGTCTCGCGTATTCTTGATTACGGGGGCGGCGATTATGAATATTATTGCGAATTGCTTTCTAAATATAAAAACGCAAAGGCAGAACTTATTGATAGCGATGGCGGGGCTTCCATATCGCGGATTGGCGTTTCTAAAACGGCTGGTTTTTCAGACATTGCCGCCGCAGACGATTATGCAATCATACAGGGATACGACAATACGAACGACCATACATCTAAACTTCTTGTTGATCCGGATGCAATCAAACATACAAAATCAACGGGAAGCACGGAGGTAGTAACCGAACTGCCACAAATGCAATTTGGAACAGAAGCAAGCGTTTCTTCGTCTGCATGGTCAAGCGTTACTTTCCCAACCGCGTTTCCAACGGGAACAACGGTTAAAGTATTTCCCGGAATCGCCAGCGAAACGGCTGGCGTTATCGCGGCAAAAATACGAAACGAAAGCACAACAGGGTTTGAAGTTACGATTGGCGGCTCTGGCTTTAGTGGCATATCTGTTAATTGGCTTGCGTTAAGCGTATAATGTAGAAATGGGAGTGAACAACATGACAGGTAAATCAGCGAAATATAATCCGGCACAACAAGCGGCGGCAAACGCTGGGGCTACGCAAGCAACCATTGACAGGCTTGCTACCACTACGTCGCCTGCACCTGCGCCTGCCCCTGCCCCTGCCCCTGCCCCTGCTCCTGCTCCTGCTCCTGCCCCCGCACCGGCTACGTCTAACGTCGTACTGCCTTCCGTTCCGAATCTTCCCCCCACACCGGTTCCGACGCCAATTCCGGAACTTCCGCAAACTACGCCTTTAACAGCGCAATCAAACATAAACCCGGACAGAATACATCATGGTGAAGCGACGGCACCCACACAGTCATTTATCGCATCCAATCCCGCACAGTTAGCCGCCATCAACGCGGGTGTTACTGACCCGAATAAACTTCAAGGGCTAACCAACGACCAACTCGGAGCGATTGAACCGCCTGCCAATGCGGGCGCGGATTGGCTTGCGGATTATTTGGCGAACCAACAACCAATAGAAATTCCGTCGGTTGGCGGTGGCGGCGGCGGTGGCGGTGGCGGCGGGTCAGCCTCCGTGGGAATACAGGTTCCAACGGTGCCCGGTGCGGGTCAGGGAGAAACGTCAACCACAACAACGACAGCGACAGAAGGCGCTTCTGGAACTTCTGCGGGCGATGTTACTGTTCCTAGCATGACAGACCAGAATCAATCGCTTGCGCAATTAAATGCGCTTACGTTTGAGTATGACCCAAGCACCGACAAAGACCTTGCGATGCAGATGGCTAACGTGGAAAACGCGATCATCCAGTCCATGATCGGTCGCGGAGGAATGTATTCCTTGGTTGCGCAAAGCGCTGTTTCTGCTAAGATGATGGACTTATCGGTTGAGTATGAAAAAATAGCCTATGATAAATATGTTGATAATCGAAACTGGCTAATGAATATGGCGCAGTTTGAACAGGACAGGCTTAATACTGCATGGACGCAAAACTTTCAAACCGCGCAGTTTAACGCACAACTAGAACAGAATCGATTTGAAAACGAGATGGCGACTGCACAATTTCAATTTCAAATCGAGAAGGAAGAGTTTAATCGCAAGATGCAAATTGCGGCGGCGAATCGCGCGGCGGCAAGCCTTGCTCTACAAAAGCAACAGGCGGCGCTTAAGGCACAGCAACAACAGCAACAGGCGGCAATTGCCAATGCGTTGTATACAAACAAAATAGAACAAAACAAATTTAGCGAGTATGCTTCTCAATGGCAAAAATCGGGAACCGCCTCCAAGGAAGTTGCCGCGTATTTTTCTGCATATGGGATATATGCAGGCGCAAGTTATAATGACTCGATCAGTCAGGCGATTTTAACTAAAAAAGAAAATGCAATAAAATCAGATGCCTATAAAATATCGTCAATGGCATCAGATTTGGGACAAGCCGAGATTGCCGTTTCATACCTTGATACATATGTACAGCCAAGTTATGCTACCGTACAAGGCACATCTGAACTCAACTCCTCGCTAGAAATGAAAGCAAATTATTTGAGCACATTAGATTACTTAACAAACATGGCAGATGATAAGGGTGTCAGTGCCGCTATTAAGGCGGCACGGAATGAGCGAAATAAAATTGTCGCGGCAAGCGGTGAATATTATTACACCGAACTTCTTGGTAACTTGTACAAAATGAAGCAATCCGGCTCGTCGCTCGCATGGTAAGTAGGTTGATTTATGGCAAATAGTTATGTGAATAGTTCACAAAACCAACCCGATGATTTTACCTCTTTCTTGGGGACGTTATCATCGATTCCGGATTATACGCAAGAAACGCCGGGCTTTAACGCGCCTTCGTTTATCTCGCCGACAAGGGCGGGCGTCGTTCGAGATGATTATGTCCCGTTTAATCCAGAGTCCGTTTTTTCTAAATATTCATATGCGACCGATGAAGCAAGCATGGAAGAAGAAGACTATTCTTTTTCAGAATCGCCCACAAAGAAAAAGTCTGCTTTTTCAAACGTGCCAATACTTGGCGACATATATGATGCGCACAAGCAATGGTGGGGATGGGGACTCTCTGCGGCAGAAGATATTGTAGAAGACAATCCTAGTTTTAATTGGGCGTTCGGATTAGCGGCACAGGGCGCAAAAGGGCTAATGAACCATCTTGGTAATGGCGCAGATTTTTTGTTGGGCGGAGCAAGACTTCTTGCACAAACACCCGAGCGCATGAAAGAGTTCGTAAAAAGTGACGATAAAAGCATTGGCGCAATATGGGATCGTGGCGTTGAAGATTATTACGATATAAAAACAGGTGGCGGCGGCATTAAGCCATCAAAGGATGTTGTTTCGCGGCTTTCCCGTTTATCCGACTTTGCGCTTCAACTCGTACAAAACGAAATTAAAACGCAAAGATCGTCCTTCGAGAAGGACATGGACACACTCGTTGACATGAAACAAGAAAATGCCGCAGTTCAGTTTTTGGGCGAACTCGGTTCCTCGATGCCGTATACCCTTACTTCTATGATCCCGTATGGCATTGGTGCCGTTATTAACTTCGGGTCAATGGAACAATCCGCTATCGACCAAAAAACGCAAGAGTATATTGCGAAAGGAATCCCGCTAGACCTTGATGCAAAAGAAAAAATCATATTATATTCTATCGGCGTAGGCGCTGTTGAAGCCGCCACCGAACAAATATTTCCAATAATGGGAAAGGCGCTAGGCAAGGTTGGCGCGAAGGCTTTAGCAACCACGCTCAAGTCTGCCCCGGTTAAGAGTGCGTTTATTTATTGGGGCAAGCGACTTGCAAAGCAGGCGGCAGAAGAAGGCTTGGAGGAAGTCTTGTCAGAGTTCGGGCAGGGGTTGCTTGCGAAGGCGCTCACCGATCCCGATATCGACTGGTTTAGCCTTGATGCCGACACTCCTGCGGCGATCAATGTTCCCGATGCCTTGCGCGCATTTCTTGGCGGCGCAGTAATGGGTGGTGCTTTTTCTGTTGTAGGAACTGCCGGAACTGTCGATCAGTTTAAGAAAACAAAAGAGTTTTATAAAACGTTAGATGGCGTAACCGTTGAGGAAGTAACCAAAGAAATTCGAATGAAAGGGCAGGAAGCCTTTTTAACTGACCTTCAAGAAGAAACAAACATGCGGTTATTCAAAGACATCATGATCGATACAATGAGAAAACAACAAAGCAACAAGGACGTCGATCAGGTGGACTCGTCTTTGCGTACTGCAGAGACGAATCTTAACAATGCTGTTAAAGATGTTAATAACGCATCTACGGAAACCCTCTATAAATCTGCGATGGAAGCCATTAAATCGGGGCAGGAAGTTGTAGGCGAATTAAAAACAATCGCAGAGAATGTCGGAACAAAAACCACAGCACTTCAAATTGCAAACAGAATTTCTCAACTGGTCAAGAGCGAAAATAGATACGTCGAAGACTTGAAAATGTTTCCAAACGATTCTGCGCCACAACTGATGCGGCAAGACTTGGCGGAGATACGGGCGCAAATTGAAGATTATAAGTTGCTTGCTAAGGCAATGAAGGATTACGACGGGACGAATGTCGCAGAATCTGTTAAACGCGAACGTGCGGCGCTTCCTAAGATGATTACGAAAACGCGCGCATATCAATACGGCGTTTTTGAAACCGCGCCCGGAACTTTTTCCGTTATGCGCAAGTCTAACTCGGACAAAAATGCGCAATACGTTCCGATTAAAGGCAACGCATTGCTTGCCGGCACGTATAACTCAATCGAACAGGCGGCAAACGTATTGCCCGGAATCGCTTCTAAGGCACCTAGCGCGCCCGTAAAGGCGAAGGACGCCCAAAACAAGGAAAAGTCTTCCTCCGCCAAAAAGACGCCTACAGCACGCAAACAGGGGGCAAAGAAAGGCACGCCGGTTGAAGCGCCTGCCGTAAAGGCGAAAAAAGAAATTCGCGAGTCCCGAAAAGACACGCCAAAGGGAAGGGTGAAAATGTCGTTGGCGGCATATGCCGCGTCGGACATTCAGAACAATGCGTTCTTGTCGTATCTTAACAAGTATGAAGGCGACACAGCGGTGACCCATAAAGACGTGCAAGCAGACAAGAATATAAAAGCAGACATTCAAAATTATCAAAATGAACTGCGGCAATTAACGGGAGATGCTGGCTTGACGGTAAAACTTGTTTCGGATTCAGAATATTACAGGGAAATAAGCGGGAAAACAGTAGACCTTTCCGCGTTTGTTTCTGCAATTAGCGAACGGCAGTTGGTTCTGTATCGTATCTCCTCATCGTCCGGCATGAAATTGTCTGGGTTTGTGCAGACTGATAATGCCAACAACATATATCTCAACGTAGACAATGTTTCCAATTTTGGCGAGACCATTTTGCACGAATTGTATCACATTATTTCTATCCATAACGTTAATGCGGATTTCGAAAAAGCCGCATTGCGCGCGTTGTTCGGAGTCCAACCGGTTGACTTTGTAGAAATAGAAAAAAAGTATAAAGAATTGGCTGGCGTGTCCGACAAACAATTGCAACACATAAAGACCTCGACTAAAACGCAAAGCGAATACGAGAAGATAATCAAGGAAGAATTGATTGCTACGCGCGCGCAAAATCTTTTTTCAAGCCCAGAGTTCTGGCGCGAACTAAATCGCCGCACAGCGCGGAAAAATAAAACGTTCATGCGCCGGGTGATCGACTGGATCAGGACGATGTACAACAAGTTGTTTGTAGGTCGTAGAGAAATAAATACATACTTAGACGCGCTACAAGCGGCAAGACTTGTCCGGAAGGATGATCTTGTTCGCGATCGACAAGCCGCAAGCAAAGAAGTTGTAGACAGCATTCGTGGTGTCAATTATTATTTTCCAACGCCGTCTAGGACTCTTCACGCGATGTCCGAGGGCGAAAGGTATCAAGGATTTTCAAATGCGACAGCAGAAGCGCAATACAGAAAGAATCAAGTCCTTCCCCCTAAAGACACGAGCGGCAAAACGAAGATGGCGGCGATAAAAGAAGGCGTTGCCGGAACGTTCTTCCGTGGCAGGTTTGGAACGTTGCCATACACACAACAATATGCCGAGGTTCGGAAGAATCTGTTTAACGTTTTAAGCGTAAATGGAATACAGCGCGATCTTGCCCTAACTGAAATAGCAGGCATATACGATTCGTTATCGCCCGAAATGTACGATCTTGTTTCGCGTGCTATTGTTTTATCTGACCTTGTAGAGTCCTATAAAATGGGGACATACACGGGAGATGTTGATCCTGATACGGGAGAAATCAATCTTCCTCTTTTCCAAAGCATTGGTCAGGTTTATTTCGAAATGGAAAACATACAGCGCGCGGCGATGTCGGCAAGATATAATAAAATAATTGTTTCCGAAACGAATACGGGGAAGAAGAAGTTCGCGCCGGGGCGCGCTGTTAATGCGTTTGAAAACTCTCAACTGTTTCAGATCTTATCGCGACGCCGCGATATCATGAATGAGGTTCGCGCAGAACTATCCGCTATCGGGCGAAAGGTTGGGTTTGATCCGACGATGTATTTCACGCGGCAGGATTATATGGCGCACATTGTAATCGAGTACAACAACCTTAATGCCGACGATAAGGCGCGACTTCATTCGTCTGTTCTCGGAAAATATCTTAAACGGTCTGGTAGTATTAACGAATACGTTACCGACCCGGCCATTGCCGACTATCTTGTTTTACAAAAAATGAATCGCGATATTGTAAAGATGAACTTGCTTGGATCGATTCAGGACTTAGATATATCTAAGTCAATTAAGGATGGACAAATCCCGGATGGGTATGAGGCCGTATACGCAAGTCAGTTTAACTTGGGGTTGCCGCAACAATATGTTTATGACATGGTTGATGCAACCATTGAAGCAATCAATTCCTCCGACATTACGGAAGGTGTATTGACCGAGGAGTTGACAGAATCCATTAAAAAGAATTATGCAAACAAGAGAATGGTGATTCCCTCTGCGGTTGTCAAGGCGGTCATGCCCTTTGCCACCGCTCATAATATCCATGCGGTGGATAAGGTTGCGCGTCAGGTTGTACATTCGATGAAATGGATGTATACGGCTGCTCCGCATCGCGTTGTTCCGTTTACAATCCGAAACGCAACGGGTGACCTTGAGTTTGCATTAAGCACCTTCCCCGGCGCATTGCGCAAAAAATATTGGTCAGAAGCAAAGAACGCGATCGTCATGTTTTTTGCGACGGGAAGAACGGCGATTGATGCAGATACCGGGGTAAACCTGATGAAGGAATGGATTAAGACGGGCGCGTTACAGGGAACGCTTACCGAAACGACGCTTTCTGTTTTTAATTCGCTAGGGCAATGGGAATATAAGGAATCGACTGCGTTCAAAAACTATGAAAAGGAAAACGGCACCACTTCCGACAAAACACAAAAACAGAAAGCAAAAGATATGTTCAAGTCAATGGAAATGTTTTTGAAAAAAGCCGGGCATAGATATTCTGATATCCTGTCTGCAAGAGAACTGTTTTTGCGGTACATGGTGTTTTCATATTGCTACAAGGAAGAACTTAACAACAAGTCCGAACTCCCTGCCTTTTATGGGAAATCTATTCCCGCACATATTCAAGGTCTTAAATCTCGTGCGGATAAGGCGGGTCAACTTACGGAGGACGCGATCGGAAATTATCGGGACACTTCTGTCTTCTCAAACAAGATGCGTCCGTATCTTTGGTTCGTGTCATGGCTCGAAATTAAAACTAAACATATGGTTCGCCTTACCAGAAACTGTTTATATAAAAATCCTGCGGTTTCCGAGGCGATGGGCTATAAACTGGCAGAGCGTCTAGGATTAAAAACCCCGTCGAAGTTTCGCGCATATATGCTTGGCAGAACGTTTGGCGGGTATCTCGTGTTTTTCGCCGCGCTTGCACTTTGGAATGGCGTGTTTCGCGAAGAAGACGACAAACTTCTTCCTGATTACGTGAAAGAGTCTCCACACATTACGTTCGGTCGAATCAACGGCAAGATTGTTTATTGGCAAGGCTTCGGCGCGCTAACAGACGCGCTCAATACGTATGGCTTGTGGAATATTGGAGAGGATATTAAGGACGTTATCAATCTTCGCGCGTCGTGGCAAGACAAACTCAAGGATGTCCTTCTTTCGCCCGCGATAGAAACGCTATCGTCTATGAATCCGCTTGTTTCCGGATTCCAGTCAATGATAACCGGGGTTAAAATGTTTCCTCCCGGCGCGCCGGTGTCAAGCCTTCCGGAGCATGTCTTTGACATGGCAGGATTGGGGGGCGAGTATGACGCGCTGACAAAGCCGGGAACAGATAAAGCGCAAAAATACCTGCTCAACCGGCTTGGAATTAAATATGCCGACGCGCGGGAACAGGAATATTGGACGGCAAAAGACCTTGTGTCCGACTTTAAGGACGCCGCCGGAATCAGTAATTCCGGAACTTCGAGCGGCAACAAAAGGTCTACGGCGCTATATTATTATAAAATGGCGATTCGCTATGGAGACATGGACTCCGCCAAAGAATACTTGGCAAGATATATTGTTTTGGGCGGCACTAAATCAGGGATGAAAACAAGTTTTTCGTCTATGAATCCGCTATATGGACTAGATGCCGAAGAAAAAGCCGCTTTGAAAGAATGGCTTGCTGACGACGAAATAGAAATAATGTATAATGCAATCGAATACTATAACGACATGGCAACTATCGGCTTGGCATTTGCCGACGAAAATGCTAAATAGAGAAAACCACATAATAGTAACGGAGGTACACACATGGAATTTTTTACTTGGATCGGACTTGGAACATTTGCCGGAGCATCTGCCGCAACGCTTCTTATCGTTCAATACTTTAAGGGTGTAATTCCCAAGGCGATTGACACGCGTCTATTTGCGTGGATTGTGGCGCTTATTATTTTATTGTGCGTTGTTGCTTTTACAGACAGAAACAACCTTTCTGCCTATGGGATCGCGGTTCTCAACTCGGTGTTAGTTGCAACATCTGCAATGGGCGGATACGAAGTAACGTTCCAAAGACTGGAAAAAATGAATTCAAATAAGTAGGGGAGAAAATTATGTTAAATGATTTTATTAGGCTTGTTTGTTCCGCAATAGGAGGTGAATATGTTTTTGGCGCACAGGGCGGCGACGAAGACCATGACGGCGTTCCGGAGTGGGATTGCTCCGGGCTTGGGGTATGGGCGCTTCAGAAATTAAACCTTCTTTCGTATGACACGACGGCGGCAGGGCTGTATTCTCTTTGCGATAAGATTGAACGGTCAGATATTTTGGTTGGCGATTGGGTTTTCCGCGCCAATTTAGCCGGAGAAATTAAGCATATTGGGTATGTAGTCATGCCTGACATCGTTGTTCACGCGAAGGGGTCTGCTTACGGCGTTATCATTGAACCGCTAGACCGAAGCGAGTGGAATAAGTTTGGGCGCCCCTCCTTTTTCAAAAAAGAAATAGACGACGGCGGGGTTTTAACTAATCCGTTCCCGGAGCCCCGGGTAGACCATATATCGAACGTTGTTTTTCGCGGCTCCGACGCTCGGTGGTTTGTATGGGAGTTGTGCAAAAGGGGGCACGACCTCCTTTTGTTCTCTGATTATTTCGGCGCGAACTCGTGGGCGGCGTTGCGCGCAGAACAAGAGAAGCACGGGTTGGAAACGCGCGATGCAGACTCGGCAACAAGGATAATTTTTACAGGCGCGCCTTCCTGTGACATGGAAAACGCGCGATTAAAAGCGGAGATAAAAGCGTTAAAACTCAACATTGCAAACGCAATATCCGCACTTACTCTCGAAAAAAAGCCTTTATCCGGCTAAAGTATAAGTCCGTTTTCGATCAAAAAATCTTCCGCGGCAAAGGCGATTTTTTCAAATATCATGTCACTCGTGAAAACGGCACACACCTTGCTGTCATTATAAGGACATCCCGAACAGGATGTCCTTTCTTTGCAAAATTGTTTCAGGTCGCGCCATTGCACGGCTAACCGCAATGACAACAACAACTTTTCGGTAATAACTGGATATTGTTCATCTGTCATTTCTCTACCTCCACATACTTGGTGCCGTTCCACTTGTAATGATCTGCGTCCGTGAACTGTTCGCACTTAGAACAGTTTTTAGTGATTTTCTGGCAACATCCAAATCCATGCTTGCATAGCCGCCGGATACAACCCTCTATATACTCTTTGATTTTATCGAATATGCTTTGTTTCATTTCTCTACCTCCTCACTGGTTGTTTCCGTTTTGGAAATAGCCACTTCTCCGCTCTTGACCGACTGGTGATATGGCGAATTTTCTGACAAAGCAAGAAGTCTTGGATAATCGCTTGGCTGATGACCGTCATATGCAGGTGCTTTATCTATCTCCTTTGTCATGGCAAACATGTACCAATATTTCGTTTCACAATGATATGTGTACTGACCCTCTGGTGTTTCAATTCCCGCTATAAACATTCCTTCATACATCGTTCCGTCAGCATGCTTCATGGATTTCCATGATATGTCAGACCTCATGTTACACAGCGTTGCGAATAATGCGGTTCGATGTTCATATAGTTCGTTGAACGTATGATATCCGTCCGATGTCTCGCCTATGTCGCTCTTGACCGACTGTCGAGCGATCTCGGCATTGATTAAATCCTGCATATCGGCTAAATATCCAATGCCGGTAACCTTAATGTTTGATACTGATACTTCATGTTTCAATTCTTTCAATCTCTCAATATCCATCACTCAATCCTCCTCAATCTTTCTCATAAACCCGCTAATCGGTACATTGCGCTGATTAAGCGGCAAAGTTCGGCTTGTTTCATTTTTCTGCCTCCAACATTTCTGGGTTCTCATGGATATTGCCGATGACTTCAAGATAAAACTGCGTTTCGGCATAGGCAAAGCACCCTTGCTTAAAATAGGTGTCTCCCATCGTCACCGTGCGATACTGGATATCTGGATTAAATTCAACAACGGCAATTCTTATAGGCTTTTCTCTAGAATTGGCTAGATGTCCCCACTTAACAATATCTCCCTCGAAAATCTTCGTGTCGTTCTTGTCGAGCAGTCCTGTGTATTGACCGACTGTTTCAGGGATAACTTCCGTCAAGACGTCTTTCAATTTTGTGCTATCGTCAAAATGGCTCAAATCACAAATAAACATTCTTTTGGTTTTTAACTCTCGAACCAAATCACCGAATGCCCAATCAAACAAATACGTTCCCGTTGGTTGACCCTTTGTTTTTCCTCTAAATTCATAATCTCTCATTTTCTTTCCCCTTTCACAATTAGTTTTCTTGTTGTTCTTTTCCCACGTTTCTTTCTTGGTGTAAACAGGTCAAACTCCTTTCCAACCCCCCATATCGTAACGATTATATGTGGTGGTTTGCGTCCCCTGCAATCCCTGAATATCTTTGAACCGTCCATTGATATTACCTGATCGCTCGTCTTTGAACGGATAATCTTTAGCCGATGCAATACGTCTAATACCCATGCTTGGCTTAACGGCAAGGTATATTTCTTTCTCGAATTTATGTGGAACTCACAACTGACAATTACCTTTCCTTCAATCGGAAGATTTGTGACCCGATTCAGAAACAATTCTTCGCCCTGTTCCCTCGCACAAATAATAGATTCGGTATATTCAGGGCTTTCCCCCAAAACAAGTATCCCGTCTCTGTCCGGCGCTACAATCGGTGCCCTCTTTTCCTCGACGGGGTTCCCTTCGATGCGGAGCGTTCCCAAAAGGATTACCTCTCCGTGTTTTGCCGTTGTCTGCGCAGAAAACGACCGGTTGATTTGAGTAGCAATTAAATGCGCCCACGCAAACGGTATCGGATAGGTAAGCGGCTTTCCGTCGTTGCGCTCTACGAAAAATCGCTTGTCTAAGTAATACGGATTCACTTTGTTTCTGGAGTATTTCATCCTGAACCGAACAGGAATTAATCGC